GGAAGCCGTCGATAGCTATTCGAACGCCCTGCGAAGCCTTCTGGGGAGGAGTTAGAATGCCCGCTCTGCGGAAGGTCTCGTCGATGAGCTTCGCGAGCCCCGTATTGTGCGTCGACGAGCTCTCGGCGAAGTCCGCCTTAATCGTGAAAATTGACACGGGGACAGCCCCGGGAGTAAAGGCGTACTTAAGCTCCTGCTGCTCGACACCACCCACCATGAGGGTGGTATTGTACTTCTTCTTGCGGTCGAGGTAGATGCGGTAGTTCTTTCGGGGGTAGGTCGTGGAGGATGTCCCCTGGATGCGTAGCCCCGCCCCCTTGCACACGAAGTCATACTGCTTACCAAATCCGCTGTAGAAGTAGATGTCTACCGACACCTCGAACTTTTTGGTGTTGGTCTCGTTGACGAGGGGAACGTTGCCCACGATGCGCAGCACACTCTTGCCTTGGCTACGGAGCTTGTCGAGGGAGACGGCTCCATCATCGCCGAGGACATCGTTGCGCTCATAGAGAGTTACGACCTCTGCAGCATTAGGTCGAGAGGCTATGTAGTTACTGAGCAGCTCATCGTCGGATAGTGCGCGGCCATAAAGACGCACAGCGCGAAGGCGTACATCAGCGTGCTGGCTAGTCACGTCGATGGGCTTGGAGGCAACTTGCAGGAGGGTGTCCGCCTGCCCATAGCTCACCGCCCCCGAGCGAATACCATTGACGTAGATCTCCAGGAGGCGACTCCCCGACTTGGGTTGCACTACAAAGGCGATACGGTAAAACTCTCCCGTGGCAAACTTGGTGACCACAACGGCTCCTGAGGCCGTGCGGAGCTCGGCTTGCTTGCCCGAGACGACAAAGCCAATGCCCTTGTCGTCGACGCAGGAGACCACCGCACCTGTCGATGAGAGGACGTTGTCGGTGCGAAGCTCCAGCTCGATCGTACCGCCAAGACCCATCGGGTCGGTGGCAAAGAAGGTCGCAGGAATGGTGATGGATGAGCCGTTGACAAGCTGGAGAGACGAGCCGTCCCAGCCACCCGCAGCCCAGTCGAACTGACGGAAGGTGGTGGAGATCCCGCTGCTCTTCCACGTGGCAGGATTAGCCTCAGAGTTGCTGCGTCCGAGTGCTGAGAGAGCGAGGGTCACGCCGTCGGTGACCTCCCCTACGTTAACGTGCCCCTCACGTACAGAAATCGTGAGGTCATAGCTTACGTCAAGGCGCGTGGATAGGCGTGCAGGGATGTCCCCTGCAACGACGCTGCGTGAGGTGTAGACCTCAGCGCCTCGGCCCATAGAGAGCGACAGTGCCTCGGCGTCGCCTACCTGGAGCGATAGGTCTGCGGGTTGTCTCTGGGGGTCATAGAGGGCATAGCTAAAGCTGTAGCTCGCAAACTGCTCTGCGTCTAGTCGCGGTGAGAGGTGCTCCTCGGCTGGGAGGATATGCCCGTCGTGTCGACGTAGCATCACGCCAATGCGGGGGAGGTCCTCCGTCTTACCGACGTAGTAGTCGAAGTAGATGCTCTCACTACGGATCTCCTTGGCTCCAATAGTGAGTTCGGCGATGAGCTGAGCTGTGTGACGGCCCTCGTGTGCCCCCTGGAGGGGTACCTGGAAGGTGCCATTAGTTGTACCCGCACGCGTGACGCTCTGCACGCTGTAGCTCACCCCATCGATGTAGAGGGTGATGGTCTTGTTGCCAACACCCGTCACAGCGTAAGGGATAGCCAGGATTTCCGTCGTAGCGTAGCCTGGTAGCCCCGAGGAGATGGAGTAGCTTGAGTTAAGCGCAAGGGCGTAGACAGCTACAGAGGTGGCGATCGTGCGCTTCTGCGTCTTTCCCTCGGCGTTGGTGGCCGTGGCGAGAATCTGCACGTCGACCGTCCCTGCCGTGGTGAGGTAGGGGGAGAGGTCCAGGGTGTACGTCCCCGCCGATACGTCGGGGATGGTCTGCTCCAGGAGCTGCGTCGCCCCTCGACGGATGGTCAGGCGTATAGTTGCCTGAACACCCGTAGGCGCCTCGTCGTTGTCGGCAGATACGTGGCGGTAGGTGTAGGTCAGCTGTGCGGTGTCGCCAGCCTTGACGGCTGATTGCGAGACCGAGGCGGTGAGGATGATGCGGGTGGTCTGCTGATCGCCTCCACCGCCTCCCTTTCCTCCTGCGGGAAGGTCAACAGAGGCTACCTCGCCCCCCTGCTTGTTGGTGAGCTTGAGCGTGACGGTCTGCTCATCCTCGGAGAGCTGAGCATCCATCCCTGCAATGGTGGCACGCTCCACCTCGTTGAGCTTGGCCGTGACTGCGGCGTTAGATACGGCGTTGGTACTCTCCGCGCTGAGTGTATCGTCGACAGCCACCTCATCGATGGATATAGCCACGTTGCCCGACTCATCGGGGAGCGACTTGACCCCATTGAGCGTGACGCTCTGCACAGTGCCACTCTTGGTCTCGATGTTGACGATGCCCGACTCGTCAGGAGCGACAGTGCTGCCGTTGACTGCCACCCCCTGCACTGGTGCTTTGGGGATGGTGAGGTCAACGTTACCACGAGAGTCGGGGGGGAGGTTCGTACCGCCCACGGAGATGCTCTGCACGGGGGCTTGAGGCACATGGATAGGCTTGTAGTTGCCGTCGCCTGCAAGGTAGTGATCCTCGCCAGCGTCGGTCTTGATGAGATCTACCTTTGCCTTATCTTCATCCGAGTAAGGGTTGGCGAGGTTCACCTGCAGATGTGCAACTTCTGTGTAGCCCGCCCCTGTGTACACGTAGATACGGCCGTTGTCCGCTGCCGTAGGATGTGCAGCGTCATAAACGGCAACAAGGTTGCCCCTGCGCAGGGGCTTGTCGTCGTCGCCAGTGGGAGCCGCGTCGGCCTTCATAGCCGAGATGGAGGTGTACACCTTGCGTACACCGAGTGCTCCACCCTCACGCTCTACCTCGGCGACATAGGCGGCGACATCGCGGATGAGATAGCCGAGCTCTTCGGGGGTGATGGAGCCCGATTCAGTCTTGGACGCGAGGGCCTCGGCACGTTTGATGAGGTCTATCTGAGAGTTGTTCATACGAGAGAGTAGTCTGTCTTAATGAGAGCAAAGGCATTAAGCCCATGACCGTCAAATTCGTTGATGCGCTGGCCCTCCTTCTGCAGCGAGATGTTGCCCCCTGCGATGATGATGTCGTAGGTCGTCCTTTGCCAGATATCTACTACGTTGCGAAGGGAGAAGTAGAGCTTGTTGGAGTTGGGTCCATCGATGGTGTACATCGTATTCACAGCATCTGTTGATCTGATGACATTGTTGTCGATGGGAATATGCAGCTCGCAAGCCCTAAATCGAGGGAGTCCGTTGATAACATGGAGATTCATCTTGCCGACCTGCTTGCCATCGCGAAGGATACGATAGCTGTCAACCTTAGCCTCCTCGCTCCTCGGGATGAAAGGAACAGGTTTGTTTGACACTACCATCTTATAAGCGAGGTACTCTCCATTCACGGGGCGCTTACGGACCACGACCGCTTTCTTCTTGCTGCGTGTGGGGTGTGTGCTCCCGTCAGCGAACTCCATGGTACGGCTCTCTTCTGTCGTTGGTACTAGGTAGACTTCTGGGAGGTCTGGGAGACCAATCCCCTCGAAGTATAACTCCGTTCGGTCAACCTCATAGATGACTCCTCCAATGACGACGTGCCCCTCTGTGATGCCTGCAAGGGTGCCATTACCATTGATCTGTCCGCCCGATTGGCATCCGTCAAGGATACCGTCGCCACAAAGCTTCGCAAGTAGGGCGAGCCCCTCGTTGATATTGTCGTTCAGTTGCTTGAGATCATCGAGGGAGATAGGCTGTCCACCCTCGGAAAAATGAAGATTATTCATAGTCGTAGTACTCTATCTTATATGTTCTGCCTGCTGGTTTGTACAGGTTGATGAATCGGCGGATTTCTTCCTCCTCACTGCGGAGGAAGGAGGGGATGTGAACGGTGAAGTCAGGCTCATGCCTACCCTCGTGGGTGAATCCGAGGTGGAAGGGAGGCTGATGCTCCTCCTCTAGGTGTAGGTGTAGAGAGGCGTCTCGCTCGCTGGCAAAGTAGAGATAGAGCCGTCTATCCTCGGAATCGGTGATGTAGATCGCCCCTGGAGGGAGCTGATACTTATCATTAAGCGCCCCCTCGAGGGAGAAGGTCTGCCCCGTAGTGTTGAGCCGTCGGTGTACGTCCTCACGGAAGAGGCGGAAGTTGTCGAGTAGTCGCTTCAGCGGGGTGAGCATTGCCCTGAGGAGTGCAAGGAGCACCTTAGAGCGGAGCAGGGGCGGAAGCATTGCCTCCGCAAACTTGTGCGGGTCGAACTTATACCACATAGCTAAGGGTTGAGGTGAGGTCGTCAGCGACTATCGAGCCACTGAAGGCGGTGTAGTTATTGCCTACGACGAGCTTGTAGTCCCCTGCGTGGGGGCGGGCAGAGCAGTCGCCGAGGATGACATCATTGACCCCCTCGACGGCTTGGATAGCATCGACGAGGCGGGGCTTGTTAAACGTGCCCCCGAAGTCGATGCCCGAGAAGTAGGCATCGATAGCCGTCTCTACGGGTCTCGAGCCGTCTCGGTAGCTCACCCCTTGAGGGGATAGGATGGTGGGGTCGGCGTAGATGGTGGCCACGATGCGTATATGGTCAGTGGGAGCAGAGCGGACAGAGACCACGACCCCCGCAGGCTTAATCTTGCGGATATAGGCTTCGAACGCCCTTAGTACGTCACTCGAAAGCTCTACGGGGCGACCATCCTTAGCTCCTGATACCAGTACCCTGATGCTATTGCCAAGGTCACGCACGGCCGCATACTTGACGACCCGCTTGGCCTCGTCCACCTTGGGGTAGTGGTACTGCATGGTCTGCTTGTTGAGGGCAAGCTTGTCTCCGTGCTGGTACTCCAGCGCCTTATGCTTATACCATGGCTCGGTGGCCACGATCGACCGCTCGAGGATCTCGTTGACATCATCTCGGAAGCCGTCGAAGAGGCGCTCCACAACATGGTGCGCAGCGGCAACGATGAAAAAGAGGATGTTCTCCAGACTGACCAGCGAAAAGGCTGATCGGAAGGTGTCCCCCTCCTTGAGCTGGTACTTCTCGCGGATAACTGGGTCAGCCATGAAAGCATCAGTCATCTCTCGCTTGATTTCGTCTACTGATCTTGCCATATCTATAGTCGTGTGGGTCTTGGTCGGTCGCTGTCGATGATAAAGCGAGCGTTTTGCCGTGCGTCCTCTTGTGGGAGGCGAGGAGCTCCGCCGATGGTGATGTCTCCCGCGGCGACCATCTTGAGCCACTCCATAGCTCTTTCGTATCGGTCCTTGCGGATGCCCGACATCTTGTAGGGGTTGTGAATGGTGAAGAGGTGGTAGAGTGTGATGTCGATTGCGTACATGAGGATGAGCGCGTGTCTGTCTTTCCCTCTTGCGCTGAAGATGGCAGCTACGTCGTATGCCTTGTTTAGATACCCCTGCATCTCTCCAACAGCTCTATCCTCGCAGGTCTCGATGATCTCGGGGTCGTAGGATGGGTTGGCGACACCTGGCTGCGTCTCCTTTCGTACAAGCGCCCCTAAAATCTCCTTATGGATAGAGGAGTCGTAATCGGTGAGGTCAATGAAGTTGTCCATATCTCTATAGTCTATACTTGTTGTCATGTCGAAGGTCTTCGACGGGGATTGTGATTGTTGGCTCAAAAGCTCGCAACTTGTCGTCAAGAGCTCGGATGCCGCCTTCAATAGAGTCAGGTCCGTCCGCAGGGTAAGGCAGTGAAAGGTCGAAGAGCGTGAATTGCTCGCGCAGCTCAAGCATCATCGGATTGTCCTTTTCTTCTTCATTGAAGACCCAGCGCGCCTCTCTGTCGATCGGCTCAAGGCGTGATTCAATACGTGCCGCCTTGTCGGTCTTCTTCTTCTCGTCCGCTCGGATATGTAGGCTCATCTTTCGCCTCTTGTTCGCTTCTGCGAGGAGGGGGCGGAAGACTTGTTGGAAGAAGGGATCCTGGAGCTTGTTGTTCTCTATGTAGTGGTAGACGGGCGCTGCCCCACCGACGTACTGCTCAAGCTGGAAGTACCAATCAATGAAAGTGGCGTTGGTCTCATGGGCAAGAAAGCCCTTGATGATGTAGTAGCGCTCCTTATACTTGCCGAGTAGCCACAGGGATTTCGTTGAGCTCTTCTTGCTTCGGCTATCTGAGTAGGCCGGGTCGCCATACGTGACTAAGAACTGAAACTTATGGAGCGGTGGGACCTTCCCCCATGGGAGGAGCTTGAAGAACTCCCCCTCTTCGAGAGGATTGTTGAAGTACTCCGCTTGTGCAGCGCGCTTGCTAATCTTGGAGAGCGTGCGGTTGATATGCTCCTCGCTATTTTTCTCGGGCCATGTGCTCTTGCCGTTTTTGTCTCGGATATTGACAACGTCCCAGCTGTTGGCCAGCTTGCCTGCACGTACGATGCAGCAGTCTTTGGCGATGATGTTGCCGCACCAGACCACCAGTAGGGGCTCGGAGATGGATCGTGTGCCATAGAGCGCCTGCTCCCACCACTCCCACTTTTTCTTCAGCACCTCGGGGTTTTTGCAGTCGGCATCGGTGTCAAAGTCATCGGTGTAGATGACATCGGGTCGGATGTACTCATTGCGGAGACCACGAGGAGCCGACCCCGCCCCGATGGCGAGGAACTTAGCCCCACAGCGGGCGGTGAACTCGCCTGCCGTCCATGCTCCCAGTGTCTGTTGGTCGCCGTAGAGCTGACGGAGACGACTGTTGCTCTCGAGGTTGATCTTAAGAGGGGTGAGTAGGCGTATCGCAGCGTCCTCCGTGGCGGAGGCGCAGACGACGAAGCGCTTGCGCCCTGTAAGCACCAGGTAAAGGAGCACGAACATCACCGTCGTGCTCTTAGCTAGCTCACGAGACCAGGAGAGCACCTCGTACCACTCGTCGTGCTCGATGAGGCGAAGAATGGCGCTGATGTGAAATTTGGAGAAGGGATACTTGGCGTATTTGGGGAAGCAATGCTGTATCCATCGTATGGGGTCTGCCTCCAGGTCTCGACGTAGCTTGTCGACCTCCGCCTGAGAGAGAGAGGTGTCTGTAAACACGTCGTTCAGCATCGAGCGGTGGTACTCCGACCACTGCGATAAGGCTCTCTTTTCCTCGAGTTTCATCGTTTCGCCCCTCCCGTGACGTCTTGGATATAAGCGTTAAAGAGGTTGCTGAGCTCCTTGGCCCGCTCGGGGTCAGAGGAGCGCATCCAGCTTGTCATAGCCATGGCCACGGAAACGAGGTCCTCAATGCCTACGTCTTTTTCGAGCTTGGCGATGGCCGTGGCGAGCTTGTTGAGCGAGTCCGCTTCGGCGGGTGTTGCCCATCGCTCGGCAATAGGACGAGCAAGGATCGCCTCGTTGATGTTGGCAATCTGCTGGCGAAGCTGTCGGATCTGTTCGGCTGGAGACACAGAGGTTGCAGCGCGGAGCTCCTGCCAGTGATAGGTCTTAGCCCAGCGGATGATAGTCTGCCTGGTGACACCAATGATCTCGGCTACCTCTTCTTGCGTATAGTTGCTATCAATGTATAGCCGTTGAGCAAGCTCTCGCTTGGCCGTTTTTGTATTGTCAGTCTGCTTTGCCATTACTACATACCTACGGGTGATTTACTAAGGCAAAGTTCGCTCCGAAAACACCCTCTTTGCAAATCCAATTTTACCGATTATCATCCGCTGGTAGTGTCACACTATCAGGTAGTTGCGTGTGTAAAATTGGATTTGCAAAGAGGGTGTTTGCGCTTATAAATTTGCTCTCAGAAATTATAATCGCATGGCACAGATAAGACGATTTTTTGACGTGATTCCCTCAGGGGGAGGTGAGGCAACTATCCTCCTCTATGGAGAGGTCGGAGACTGGTCAGAGGTCTCCGCCCGAGATGTCGTCACGCGCCTCCTTGAGCTTACACGCACCTATGATAAGATCGACATCCGTATCAATAGCGGAGGTGGCGAGGTCTATTGTGGGTTGGCTATTTATGAGGCGCTTCGAAATAGTACGGCTAACCTCACCATATATGTTGATGGTATCGCCGCGTCGATGGCGGCTATCATCGCGCTTTGCGGGAAGCCTCTCTATATGTCGCCCTATGCACGCCTGATGCTGCACAATGTAAGTGGGGGGTCATGGGGGAATAGCAAGGAGCTCCGCCGTGTAGCCGAGGAGATGGAACAGCTTCAGGGGACGCTTGCAAAGATGATCGCAGGGCGCCTGGGTAAGACGCCCGAGGAGATTGAGACAACCTACTTTGATGGGGAGGACCATTGGCTCACCGCTCAGGAGTGTCTCTCTATGGGTCTCATCGACGGAATCTACTCGATGGAAGAGGATGATGCGCCTCCTCTCTCTGAAAAGTCCACCCAAGAAGAAATTCAAACGTATTTCCAAAACCGCCTGGAAAACCAGGCAATAAATAATGATGACATGGCACTAATCGATGAACTTCGCAAGTCCTGCCCTTCTATCACCGCCTCAATGGGCGAGGGTGAAGTGGTAAGAGAGGTGGCTCGCCTCTCCAATCAGCTCCGATCCTATGAAGATGAGAATGGGAAGCTGAAGGCACAGATTGCCTCAATGGAGGCAGAGCGCAATAAGAGCATTCTTGACGCAGCTGTTGAGGCGGGTAAGATCACCCAGGAGCAGCGTGCGCACTATGAGGCTCTCCTCTCTTCAGCTCCCGAGGAAACGAAGGCGCTGCTCAACTCTCTCCCCTCGCAGAAGCCTAAGAATAAGCTGCCACGAGTAGAGGACCATCTCGCTCCAGAATCTACGCCTACGAGCAAGTTCGCTGGGAAGAGTTGGGACGAGCTCGATCGTGCAGGTCTGCTCGCAGACTTCAAGGCTACGAACTATGAGGGCTTCAAGTCCCTCTTCCAGGCGGAGTTCGGCGTCCCCTATAAGGAGTAGCTGCTCTACCCAATTAACCAACAACCAATAACTATTAAGATTTATGGCACTACAGACACAGGTGTGGCTGAAAACGCTGCAGGAGAACTTCTTCCCCGACGACTCCTTTGTCGCCAAGTCGGAGAACGACTCCCAGTACGTCGAGAACAAAACGGTGCATGTCCCCAATGCGGGTAAGCCCTCGGGGGTGAAGGTCAACCGAGCCTCCCTTCCTGCGCAAATTCAGGAGCGAACAGACAACGAGCTTACCTACAACATCGATGAGCTCACGACGGATCCTATCCGTATCTCCAATGCGGATAGTGTAGAGCTCTCCTACGACAAGCGCTCTTCTATCCTGAAGAACGACAAGGAAGAGCTCCAGAGAATTGCCTCCGAGCTCATCCTTCGCAGTTGGGCAAAGGGTGCAGATGCTGCTCACCCCATCCTGACTGACGGCGGTGAGCGTGATGCCCACACCGATCAGGGTACGGGTAAGCGTAAGATGATGACGGCAAGCGTCGTACATAAGGTGGCCATGCGCATGGACAAGCAGAACCTGCCGAAAACAGGGCGCTACCTCATTCTAGATACAGACATGTACGGTGACCTCCTGGATAGCCTCACCGAGGCTGGTCGCTTCGCATTCCTCGCATCGGCGAATGTGGCCAAGGGCACCGTCGGTCAGCTGTATGGCATCGACATCTTCTCTCGCAGTGAGGTGCTTCGCCTCAAGGCAAATGGCGAGATCATTGCCGAAACTAACGGTGGTGAAGCCACCGAGGTAGCAGCTGGCTTCGCTTGGCAGTCGGGCTGTGTTTCCCACGCCTTCGGGGAAGCGAAGATGTTCAGCTCGCTCGATGACCCCACGTACTACTCTGATATCTACTCCTTCCTGATGCGCGTTGGCGGTAGCCACCGACGCTACGACAAGAAGGGTGTCTTCCTTGTCGCGGAGGGTAACGTCTAACATCAAAGATCATGGCACAGTTACCACGAGTTAAAATCACCTTTGCCGAGGGCAACCTCGGCAAGGTGGGCGACTCTCCCGATGGGCTCCTCGCTCTCATGGTCGCCTCTACCTCCGTCGGCTCAACTTACGAGCTCGGCAAGGCTTATTCCATCCGTTCTGTTGGAGACCTGAAGGGCCTTAAGGTCACAGAAAAGAACAACGCAGTGCTCTATAAGCATGTGCGAGAGTTCTACTCTGAGGCTAGTGAAGGTACGGAGGTCATCATCTACGGCGTCGAGAAGACGAAGACGATGACCGAGCTCTGTACGAAGGGAGACACCGAAGAAGAAGCTGGCGAGCTCCGTAAGCTCATCACCCTGTGTAAGGGCCGACTGCGCGCAGTGGCCATTGCCCTGGATGCGCAGGATGAACCTGAGGCCGCAGAGGGGATCGTCGCCGATGTGCTCTCGGCTATCCCTAAGGCCCAAGAGACCGCAGTATATGCAACCGAAGCGCTCTATGCACCACTCTTCGTCATCCTTGAGGGTCGTGGCTTCAAGCGCCAAGGCCTGAAGGACCTTGGCGAGCTCGCTTGCAACAGAGTAGGGGTCTTTGTCGGCGACACCCAGCCAGATGGTAAGGGTGCTGCTGTCGGTCTCCTCGCTGGTCGCATTGCAGCAAGTGCAGTGCAGCGCAACATAGGTCGCGTACGTGATGGTAAGATTGCCGCCGACGCAATCTATCTGAGTGGTCAGCCCATCGAGCAGCAGACGGGTGCTGTCGCCGACCTCTACACTAAGGGGTATATCTGCCCTCGTCAGTATGTCGGCCGCGCAGGCTTCTACTTCTGCGACGATCGTCTGGCGACGAGCGAGTCTGACGACTATGCTCATGTCACTGCACGTCGAACGATCGACAAGGCCTACCGCATCGCCTACGACACCCTCCTCTCCTTCCTTCTTGACGAGCTTGAGCTCGAGGCTGACGGCACCCTCCACCCTGCAACCGTGCGTAGCTGGGAGCAGGAAATTACGGCGGCTGTCGACCGAGCTATGACTGCCAAGGGGGAACTCTCTGCCGATGAGTCTACGGGTAGCGCTTGTCGCTTTGAAATCCTGCCTACCAATGTCCTTGCGACGTCGGAGGTGCGAGCAAAGCTCTCGGTGCGCCCCTTTGGTTATGCCCGCTACATCGATGTAGAGCTTGGCTTCACTGCAGTAACATCTAAGTAATCCTATCCAATGAACATCTACAACGGACGCGAGTACGAGTGGATGACCATTACCCTGCTCCTCGGCGGTCGTCGTGTCACTGGACTCCGTGGCATTGAGTACACCGCCGAGCAGGAGCAGGAGCCCATCTACGGGGCTGGCAGCCAGCCAATGGCTGTCCAGCGTGGTAACATCAAGTACTCTGGTACAATCACCCTAACTGGTAGCGAGTTTCACCTCCTACAGAAGGCTTGTGGTGGAAGTATCCTCGGCGCGTCGACAACCATCGTGGTGTGCTATGGCGACCCCTCTCAGGGCGATGTCATCCACACCGATACGCTTGTCGGTTGCACATTCAGCAAGGAGGAAGACAAGTGGAAGCAGGGGGATAAGTTCGCTGAATATACCCTCCCCTTCACCTTCCTGCGCAAGCAGAGTGCATAGCTCTTCGAACGCTTTTTAATCTGTATAAGAATGGAATTCAAACCCGAACAAATCGAATCGTGGAAGAAGCAGCATGGCAAGGATGCCATCTACCTCATCGTCGTAGAGGATAAGAGCTGCGTTATCCGCAAGCCAACCCGTCAGGAGTTCAGTTTTGTCTCTGGCATCAAGGATCCCATCCAACTGTCGGAGACGCTCTTCAAGCAACTCTGGCTGGACGGAGACAAGGAGATTCTTGAGGATGACGACTACTTCCTGCCTGCTATTGGCAAGCTGGATGAAGTCCTCAAGCAGAAGGAGGCCGAGGTAAAAAAGCTCTAAGGGAGGCGGAGGCTATCTCCTCCTCCGAAGAACGACAGGTCTCCTGGGAGAGCTTCCTCTTCTTTGACACCTACATCCGCTACTACTTACACCTAAACCCCGATACGCTGCCCGATAATCAATGGGCAGCCACAATCAACTATCTCAACGAGCTGCGAAAGCTCGAAGCCCAAAGCAATGGATAAGCAGCTAAAATTCTTCATCAACCTCCAAGCCAGGCAGGAGAATGTCTGGTCGACGGCTCGAGGAGTTATTAGCGCTCTCGACAATATCGAGAGTAAAGCTAAGCGTGTTGGCGCGTCCATCAGCAAGGCTTTCAGCTTTTCTAACCTGGGTAGCCAGCTTAGTAGCATCCCTGGCTTTGCACTGCTAACCAACCCTTACGCCCTCATCGGCGGAGGGCTGGCGGCAGTCTCAAAAATCGGGATGCAAGCCGAGCAGACGAGTATCGCATTCAAGACGCTTGTCGGCAATGGAGAGCTTGCAAACAAGATGCTCGGTGAGATTGCTGACTTTGCAGCACGCACCCCCTTTGACCGAATGCAGCTTACCTCGGGTGCACAGCAGATGCTTTCGTTTGGCATTGAAGCTAGCAAGGTTACGGGATATATGCGCCAGCTGGCGGATATATCGGGTGGGGATGCCCAAAAGTTCTCTACCCTGTCGCTTGTCTTTGGACAGGTGAGCGCCGCTGGTAAGCTCATGGGGCAAGACCTCCAGCAGTTTGTCGGTGCGGGCTTCAACCCCCTCAAGGAGCTTGCCTCGATGACGGGGGAGAGCTTTGAGGCGATGCAGGAGAGGATGCGTAAGGGACAGATCACCGCCGAAAACGTAGCGCAGGCGATTGCTCATGCTACGGGCGAGGGTGGTCAGTTCCACGGTATGATGGATGCACTGGGCAATTCTGGTGCGGGATCCTTCAATACGATGATGGGGGCTATCCAGGATGGTGCGGTAAGTATCTACGAGCAGGTCAAGCCCTACCTCTTAGACCTCTTCGAGATTGTAGGGAAGTACGTGCCTAAGGTCTTCGCGGTCATTGGTGGAGTCATCAATGCTGTTGTTGGGACGGTGCGATTCTTCGAGCGGTGGAAGACGACAATCCTTATCATCACAGGGATCATCGTCTCACTCACCATCGCTGTCAAGCTACAGCGGATCGCGCAGTATGGACTTGCTGCAGCATCGCTTATTGCCAAGGGTGCTATGACGGCACTCGCGGGCGCACAAGCTGCCCTCAACGCGGTACAGGCAATGAGCCCACTAGGGATGATTGTCCTCACAATCGGGGTACTCATCACGGTGGTTGTTGCCTGTTGGAATAAGTTCGCAGGTTTTCGTGCCTTTATCCTCACGATGTGGGACACGATTAAGGGCTTCGGAGGTATCATCAAAGAGTACGTGACCAATCGTATCAACGAGCTGCTCGATGCTGTGGGTAACGTAGGTAAGGCGATCAAGCTGCTTTTTGAAGGGGACTTCTCTGGTGCGGCCAATGCCGTAGGCGATGCTGCTAAGGGCTTCGTCGGCGTCAATAGTGCCACACAAGCCTACCAGTCGTCTAAGGACCTCCTCAGCGGAGTCGGCTCTGGCTACGACAAGCACCTCGCAGAAGAGATCGCCAAGGACGAGGCTAAGAAGCGGAATGAAGGCAAAGAGACTGCGTCGATATCCGTTCCTGGTCTGCTTGGAAGTAGCAGTAGTGAGAGCGTCATCTTTGGATCTGGAAGCGAGAAGGGAGGCAAAGGCAAGGGCAAGGGTGGCCGTGGAAAGACTGGCGACGCAATAGCTACGGGAGGTACGCGCAACACGCAAATCACGATGAATATCGGCAAGCTCGTCGAGCGCATCCAGGTGTCCATGATGGATAAGACCGATACCGCCGAGCTGGAGCGTAGCATCATATCAGTGGTCAACCGCTCGCTGGCCATAGCAACAAGCACTGACCGATGACAACATTCGAGCTTGACACTATAATTAGGCGGCTACCCATACCTCCACCCTTCCTCTTCGATCGAGCAGGGGTATCCCTCCCTGACGGAGATCTCCCCGAGGTAGATGTGCCTCTCTCTGAGGAGGAGCTTGAGGAGGTGCAGACGAATGCCCTCGGCCTGCCGATGGTCTTCCCCGTGTCTCTGGCACTTGAAGGTGAAGAGCCGTGGCTACTCCCTCAGGAGCCGATGATCACCATCACAGGGCAGCATATCCTGACGAAGCGTCAGGTGTCAAAGGGGAAGATCCGTGGTTCCGTCAAGGAGCGCTGGACGCTCGATGACTACAGCATCAGACTTGAGGGGGTGCTTATCGGACCCGATGGACGATATCCGAAGGAGGATGTGCAGCGCCTGCGCAAGTACCTTGAGGCGGCCAAGGTATCCGCCTATTGCCCACTTCTGGAGCTCTTCGGTATCACGCGTATTGTCTTTGAGTCATGGGAGTTCCCACACACCTCAGGTGATGCTAACCAGAACTTCTCTCTCCAGGCAGTGAGTGACGATACCTATAAGCTCCTACTCACTCGTCGAGACCTCACCAAGTAGTCAGCTATGTACACGATGATTTTTGACATCCAGATAGGTGGCTACCAGCTCTCGATGCTCGATAAGGTGGAGATACACTCCTCTGTGGAGCTCCTCGCTGACACGGCTAAGATCACGCTCCCTGCCGCCGAGTACAACAAGGCTCTCGACATTGAGGATGCGATCCATCGTGGAGATGCCGTCACAATTCGCTTAGGATATGAGGAGACGGGACTCGTCGAGGAGTTCACGGGCTACCTGCAGCGCATTGCCACTGATAATGGTGACTTGACGCTGACGTGCGAAGACGACCTCTTCCTCTTCCGCAAACCTCTCAAGGATGCTGTACTGAAGAAGGTCAGTCTATCAAGCCTGTTGTCTCGCATCATTAAGGAGGTGGGTCTATCGCTCAAGGTCGAATGCACCTACTCCTGGGTGTACGACAAGTTCGTCATCAAGTCGGCGACCGCCTATGATGTGCTCAAAAAGGTGCAGGAGGAGTGCGGAGCAGACATCTACCTGCGCGACGGGGTGCTCCATCTACACCCTCCAGGAGAGGTCATCGGACAAGAGCGCCTATATGACTTCGGCTATAATGTTGAGTCCGCTGACCTCACCTACCGAAAGGCGGAGGACAAGAAGTACCAGATAACTGTCAAGGCGCTCTTGCCCGATGGGAAGGTGCGCGAGATAGAGGTCGGTACTCCTGGAGGAGACAAGATCACCGTCAAGTGCCCTACCTCTGATGAGGTGAGTATGCGCCTGCGGGGTGAGACCGAACTGAAACGGCGCACCTTCGACGGCTACGACGGCAGCATCGACACCTGGCTCATCCCTGAGTGTCGGGCTGGTGACACTGCAGAGATACACGATCCCGACTACCCACATAAAGAGGGTACTTACTTCGTTCGCTCCGTTACGACGGAGTTCAGCTCGGCGGGCGGAAAGCGGAAAGTTGAGCTGGGATTTAGACTTAACTAATGGATCCATACAGAGAGCTACGTGAGCGCCTCGCTAAGATCGGAGGAGGCAGGGTAACTAACCTTTACCAGGGGGTTGTCACAGCCTTGTCGGATATCACCTGCGAGGTTTCCATCGATGGGCTGAGCATTCCTGATGTGCGCCTACGGGCTTCCACTGAGGTGGATGGAGCGCAGATTATTGTGCGCCCCGCCGTCGGCTCAGTCGTCATCGTTGGATCGCTCACGGGCGATCTTGATCACCTGGTTGTGCTTTCAATGGATAGAGCCGAGGAGGTGATCATCAATGGAGGCTCGCTGGGAGGGCTGGTCAAGATCCAGGAGCTTACAAGCAAGCTCAATACACTTGAGAGGGATATCAACGGTATCAAGCAGGTACTCTCAAGCTGGACTCCCGTGCCTAATGATGGCGGAGCGTCGCTGAAGGCAGCCGTTGCCTCCTGGGCAGGTAAGCCGCTCACCCTAACGAGGAGAGAGGACTACGAAGACACTAAAGTGACACATTGATATGATAGGCATCACGCTTACCGCCTACTACGAGCCTCGCATCCACCTTGTGCGCGACGAGGAAGGGCGCATCATCGAGGGACTTACTCTCGGTGAGACGCTGCCGCAGAATCAAGCCCTGATACTCACCTTACATCAGGGTGAGCTCAAGGAAGCCCCTGCTGTCGGGTGCGGTGTCTCAGATATGCTCCTTGACAACCAGCCACTGTACTGGCGAGCTCGCATTCGCGAGCAACTTGAGATGGACGGGCAAACTGTCAACTCCATCAAAATAACAACCTCGGGCATCCACATCGACGCCCACTACTAACTCTATTATGCGCAAGCGCCTTACTGTCCAACTTTGGATAGCCGTCCTCCTCACTCTCTCGGGCATAGCACTCGTCTGGACGGCGTTCCTTGTCGTCCCTCGAGGGGAGATACACAACTCCGTGCTCCTTGCATTTGGTGAGATGTCGACCTTCGCTGGGGCGCTCTTCGGCATAGACTATAAGCATCGCTTAGACAGGTACATCCACCAGCCTAAGCAACCTACCAAACAAGATCAAGACGACAACAATGAGGACAATTAACTACATCGCCGTTCACTGTACGGCTTCCCCCCAAGGGTGGGGTGTTAAGGAGCTCCAGCAGGTCTTCCAGCAGCGTGGATTTCTCCGCCCTGGCTATCACTATGTGATCACCACCGACGGGGTCGTGCATGCGATGCAACCCGAGGAGCTCATCAGCAATGGTGTCAAGGGATACAACTCGGAGACTATCAATGTCGCCTACGTAGGTGGCATCGACAAGTCGGGGAAGGGTGTCGACAATCGCACTGATGCCCAGCGTGTCTCACTCCGCAAGCTCCTCGGCGAGCTTCGTAGTCGATACCCCAAGGCTAAGATCCAAGGGCATCGCGACTTCTCGCCTGATACCAACGGTAACGGCATCGTTGACCCGTGGGAGCGCATTAAAGAGTGCCCCTGCTTCGATGCGATCCCAGAATATAAGGACCTATAGCTATGAGACGAGTAGATAAAGAGCGCCTGCTGATCTTCATTGCGCTCATCCTCTTTTGGTCGCTGATCCTCGTATCGCTTTCATCTTGCGGAACGACAAAGACTGCCGTAGTCAAGGGTGAGCGTCGCGTGGAGTGGAGCGAACGAAGCAGCGTGCAACGTGATAGCATCTATGTGCATGACAGCGTGTACATCCACTCCAAGGGGGATACTGTCTACCTGGAGCGGTGGCGTACACGCATCCGCGATCGAACGCAGCGCGACACCATTTATTTACAAAAGGTAGACAGTGTGTATGTGGAGACGCAGGTGAAAAAGACTAGTGCAATCGCCGATATCAACTCTACGCTACGAGTGCTCGGCAGCACGGCTATCATCATTGCTGTCATCATCTTCATCCTCAAGATACGTAAACGATGGAGGTGACGACGCTACCTGGGCAGACCCTGTGGGATGTCGCCGTGGCAACGAAAGGGTCGTGGGAGGCTGGTATTGATATGGCTCGATCTGCTGGCGTGTCGATGACTGGACCTCAAAAGGCGGGGGCTGTATATCCAGTGCCGATAAAGACCTACGACCGCACGATGGAGCGATACGCCCTCACACATCGCCTGGATCCTGCTACCGCTGGCGAAATATCGCCGCTTTCAATACGCATATTCACCTCCGCATTCTCCGCGGAGTTCAGCTAACAGACAATGGCAACTGACAATAAGATTAACGGATGTGGGGCCTGCTCGGGGTGGCTTCGCTGGGTGCGCCCACCGCACCATGAGTTCTTCCAGAAGGAGTGCGCTCTTCACGACGAGCTGTATAATATGGGAGGTAATGAGCAGGATCGCCTCAAGGCCGACTTCGCACTCTACCAAGATATGGTAGCGCACTCCCTGGACTACTTCAAGGGGCGCAAGGCGGGATCACAGACGTGGTTCGTCGTCCTCTCCTACCTCTACTATAAGGCTGTTCGCCTCTTCGGCAAGAGCCAGTTCAACTACAAGTAACTTCTTCCCTGGTCGGGGCATAAGAAAGCCCCCGACCTTCGTAAGTGGACTCTCACCTCACACTTACAAATATGCGCCGATACGCAAAGGTCGAGGGCTTAATGCCTTTCCTTTCGTATCGGCGCATTGCTATTATGTCGTGTGGGTGAGAGACCGCAAAAATACAACGATTTATCCGAAATGAGAACCCCTATTACCTACTATGGCGGTAAGCAGACTATGCTCAAGCACATACTGCCTCTAATCCCTTCGCACACCCTCTATACAGAGTCATTCTGTGGTGGCGCGGCCGTCTTCTTCGCTAAAGACCCTTCTGACGGTGAGGTTATAAACGACCTCAACCAGCAGATGACCAACTTCTACGAGGTCCTCAAGACCGACTACGACATCCTCAAGGTGCGTATCGAGGTCACCGTGCACTCAAGAGATATGCATGCCCATGCAGCGCACATCTTGGAGTACCCACAGTTCTTCACCCGTATGGACCGCGCTTGGGCGGTGTGGGCGCTCTCTAAGATGAGCTTTGCCAGTATGCTCGATGGGACATTCGGCTACGACTTCGGCGGAGGGATGCCCAAAAAGCTCCGCAACGCTAAGACGGAGTTCGGCGAGCACCTCTCCCAAAGACTCGACAATGTAACCATTGAGAATAGGGATGCCCTCGAGGTAATCCGATGCTATGATACGCCCGATACCTTCCACTTCGTCGATCCTCCCTACGTGGGGAGTGACTGCGGGCATTATGAGGGTGTGTTCGGCGAGAGCCACCTGCTGGCTCTCCTTGACCTCCTTGCAGAGGTCAAGGGCAAGTTTATGCTAACCATGTTCCCCGATGACAACATTGAGCACTATGCCATTAAACACGGGTGGCACATTCACCGTATTGAGCGCACGATATCAGCCTCTAAGACCTCTCGACGCAAGCAAGAGGAATGGATGGTGTGCAACTATGTCAAGGAGGAAGCTCCAACTCTGTTCGACTGATGCTCGAATGCTGTTTGCATGGCACTAAAAAAAGAGAGGGAGACGGTTGCCCGTCACCCCCTCTTTAGAAGTAATTGAATTGAAGGTGCCCACCATATGGTGGACGCCACAAAGGTAGGGAGAATTAGTTATTTGGCAAAAGCTACAAGCGCTCTGTTAGCTTGGCCGTAAGGTGCTTGATGTGCTTTGCCTGCTCCTCTATGATGTTGTCCTTCTGTTCGATGAGCTCCTCGAGGGCTTTGATCTTTAGAACAAGTTGTGCATGCTTGCTACTCATGTCCCCTTCGCCACTCTCTACCCACGCCTGTCGCAATGCGGGGAAGGCTGCAAGGACGGTGGTGGCATCCCATACACCTCGTCTCCTCCAGCTGTACATGCGCTGTTTGGATATGCCGAGTGTACGCGCAAGCTCAACGTCACTCTTTATGGAATAAAGGGCCTTTATAGCGTCGATACGCTCCCCAATGGTTGATGTTATACTCATATGCAAATCGTTTACCATATACAACCACAAAAGTAAAAAACAATATGCATATATAAAAGCGGTAAAACGGCAAGGGCTTCTATATAATGCGTTGTGCGGTGAGTTTATTTTTTTACCCCAAAGATTTGCACGGGTAAAAACTTTGCCGTACCTTTGTTGTGTCAAAGGGGATGAACCTCGGCGACACAAACCAAATAGAAGTAATAGAATTATGAAGACGAACGAAAAGAAGACCTACTACTACAATGTAAAGGGTGGGGTGACTCCAGCTGACCATGACATCAAGTACGACATGTTTGTGCCTGTCTCGGATGCTGACCTTGGAGACTATTACAGAGGTGTTGCTCGCCTCGAGATCGAGAATGCTAAGTCATTCGACGAATACCTCGAAGATATCTCAGGTCATTATGTTGAGGGAGTAGGTAGCTGGCAGGAAGCGCATGACTACCTAGTTGACCTCCTCCAGGCAATGATGGTAGAGCTAGTCGGTAGGACGCCTGTTGAGAGACCGAAGGAGTATTCAGCTATAATCAACGAGAGCTACGCCGACGGCACATTCATCGATTACAGCATAGACTTCTATCCTGAAGATGGGACTGTCGCCATATTTATCGACTCAAGCAAGAAGATTGAAGACAAGGTGCTGAGCAGAGAAGCCCTATATCAGATGCTGTCTATCAGAGCCGAAGACCTCATCGATTAAGTCGATCAAAAACAGAAAGCCCTCCGACGCTTATGTGTCGGGGGGCTTTCTGTT